CAGACACAGACATTTCTGTTCCTTGAACCAGCGGCACAAAATAACCGCTCTGCTGTCCAGTAGTCCAAGCAGGAGATGGAGATGTAGCCAATATTGCTGAGTTGCTTTTGAAGATAAAATTGCTCATTGATCGTTAGGAACTATCCCTAGTGGATCTTCCACTATTTCAATTTCCAATGTGTGTGAATTGTTGTAGTTCCAAGTGTGTTGCCACGATGGACAATAGTATACTTTCAATCTATTGTAAACAGAAGAAGGTGTGTGATAAAATCTTCTATAGCCGAATTTATTTTCCAAAAAGTGGAAGATGGCTTTTGCTTTTTGATCGTCAATGTTTTCAAACTTATATTGCCAATTTACTAAAGAAATATTGCGCGAAGAATTTACTTTTTGGATGAAAGAGTTTTTGAAATCTACGGTATCGACGCGCATTTTAACATCATTCTGAATGCCAACATCTGGCTCAAAAAAGAATGATTGACTCCACCTTGCCGAAGAACCCGTTGGTCCATCTATTGAAGTGCTACTTGCTGTGTGATCTTCCGTGCAGTAATAAAAATTGTTTAATTTATTGCTATTGACTCCAGAATACAATATATCATATTTTTTGAAATTTTGTCCATTTGACCAAGTCTTGTAGCTTGTATTGATATAAGACATTCCAGACCAGTTGAGAATAGAAGAAGCTTGAAATACTTCCAGAGAGAATGCTACTTCATAGTGTTGTTTGTTGATATGGTTGACAGCATAATTGTCGCATACACCACTAACTTTCTTATAGAAATCAGAAGGATCATCAAACTCGATAAATTGTTCGCCACTTTTTAATTCTAAAAATCGCACCAATTGTTGAGCTTTGTTTTCGGGCAAGTCGTATCTTAAATCAAACTTAGCGTTCAAATTATTCACCGACATAGGCATCATATTATAGAAACCATTTTGTGTTTCATACATATTGTTGCGCGAGGTAATTGATACTCTTGATCCATACGCTGGAAACTCAGAGCCTAATGACGCGAGCGGACTTATTCCACTAATATTACCTGTTGTTCTGTCGTAAAAGCTGCTCATGAATGACCAATATAGTTAAGTGTTAATTTTACGCCACCGTCTGCCGAAGAAGCTAAAGTTTCGCCAACCAATGATGCATTTGGTATGGTGAGTTGTTGAATTGTTTGCGCGTTGTCTTTTGACTTTACAGTAAAAGTTACTGTTTTGTTCTGTCTTCCTGATAAAAAACCACTTGCGTTTTGCAAGAAAGCATCATCAACGTCAATCTGAACGGATGCGTTAAACTCGATAACTCGATCAGTAATTACTTCTGCGGGAAGAATTGATCCAATTTTATAAAGCGGTTCTCTCCCAATCTTTAATGAGTAATCAAAACCAACTACTCTATTGGTAGTAGAATTGTCGCACGATAAAGATATTGATCCTTGATTGGGTATGTATATTGTTGGAGCTGCTACTGAACCCGAATGGTTGATGCCGCTTCGCATTTCTCCATAAACAGATAAAGAAGCATTAGTTGACGGCACAGTTCCCACAGCGCAATTGACACTATATTCGGTCAAGAATCCACTATTAAAGCCGTAAGCTTGACCATTGTAGTTGATGCTTCCGCTGGTTGGGTTGGAACCTGTAAGAGAGAGAATCGGATCGTTATAAATCAAATATCGCGAAAATGTCACCTGCTTTTGAGTATCTCCAGCGACCATTGTTTGCGCTGTAGACAATCCCAAAAATCTTGAAACTGTTGGAGACTGAGAATACGAGATATTTACGTTTTCAACTCCAAGCAGCTCTTGCCCAGAGATGAAAACCTTATTCTCGTAGTTGTTTAATAAATCAAACATATTATCTTCTCAGCGATCCTCCAATTCGTTTTTCGTCGTTGATGACTTGCAGCACCGCATCTTTGATCTGGCGAGCAAGTTGTTGACGGTTTGCAGACGCATCTTGTGAACCTTCTTGAGTGGTTTGACCAGATGGTGCTACATTGATTGTGATATTTCCAGCAGCACTAGAATCAGAAACCTTAATCAGCTCATCAAGTTTTGCCAAAAGTTTTTCATTGAGTTCTTTGCTTGTTTCTTCTGAAGTGATGGAAGTTCCACCAGCATTCATGGATTGAAGATTTGGTGCGCCGATGCTTTGAACGGCAGAGCGATTCATTACAAACTCTCCACCAGAAAGCATCGCTGGAACTGTGTCAATGCCAGAAGTAGAGGGAATCATGCCACCAATCGCCTTGAATAATGGCGCAACTGCTCTTATCCGCGAACTGTTTACTTGTCGATTGGTTTCTATGATGTCCTGTAGCTCTTGATTAGATCTATTTTTCATTAGAAACGATGCTCTTTCTGGAGGCATTTTTAATTCATTTGTTAATGTTTCATAAACAGCCCTTCTTCTGCTCAATTCTATATCAGCCAATGAAAGATTAGATTCTGGAAGATCAGGAAATCTCACTTGCCTTTTGTCAGCCTCACTCATTTTGCTCGCTGCTCCTCTAGACATCGAAGCATTTTGTCTAGTAGTCGAAAAACGCCCAAGTTCTGGAATAATCGTCGCTCTTTTTGCTCCAGAAAAATCCAATGCATCTATTCCACCAATATAACCAGCGAATTTAGGATCAGACTGCATTAGTGAAATTAGTTGCTTATCATTTGATATTTGCGATAGTTTAAATTGATTGGCTGCACCAGTAAAATTACCCGTTAAACCTTTTCCAACACCACTAAACAAATTATTAAGACCGCCAACTTGTTGACCAAGAACTTTTCCACCAGTAAAAATACCTTTTGCTCCAGCCAATAAAGATTGACCTATTGTTGCCCCACCAGCTTTAGCTGCTCCAAATGCAGCTTTAGCCCCAGCTCCCGCAGCTCCAAGGACTGGACCTAACGCAGCGCTCGCAGCCAGCATGATAAGTTGATTTCTAAAGGCTTTCTTTTGTGCTTTTTCTTGTTTTTTCGCTTCTTTTTCAGCATTATACTGTTGCAGATATAAATCAAACGCTTGTCCTTTGGCTGATTGAGTTGCTTCGAACATTGGAGAATTTCTCATTCCAGAAACAGAAAGTTGAGAACTCTCTGGTTCAAGAGAGATTGCTTGGTAGCCTGACTCGTTTATGATTTGATCAAATACTCCAGATGTGCCACTTTGTGTAGCGAAATCCAAAAGGTTTCTTTTTCCGCTGATTGCACCTTGACCAAAAGTTCCTGGGGTATAGAAGTTTCCTTGTGGACCTCTTTGCACCGTTCCACCTTTAGCATATCCAGAGAGCGTACCATTATTGATGGCTTCTAAGAATTGTGGACCATATTTTGCGACAGCTCTCTTATTGACAACATATTCGCCGCCCATAAGCATTGCTGGAACATCGTCTTTAGAGCCAGAGCCACCAGTTACTTTGCCGCCAGAAGCAAACATGTTAGAAAAGAATGCTGCTAATCCACCGCTTGGTGCGCCACCACCAGATGGAACGCTTCCACCAACAAGCTTGTCAACCAAGTTGCTCATCATTCTTTGATTGATCATTTTAACGAATTCATAAGCAGCTGAGCGCAGACCATCTTTAAGATCTGTTGTTCCTTCTATAGCTCCCATGATTCCTTCAATCATGTTGTTTTTAAATTGAACAGAGCCATCGACAATTGCTTGATTGATGTTTAATGCTCTTTCTTCATCGGTTTTGGTATATTCTTCGGCAAAGAGTTGTCCAAGACCTTTGTTTTGGCGCTGTCTAGCTATTCTAGCTGCTTCAGCTGGAGCTTGACCACTTTGTTGTCTTAATGTTTCAATATCGTAATTACCTTGAAGAATTTCTTTTCCAGATATTGAGGTAAGTTGTTGTAGCTTGATGTCTTCGATTTTTTGATCAATGATTTGAGAAGAATCAAGCAGTGAGCGTCTAAACATTTCTAAAGCGTTAATAACAGGAGGAATAGCTCCAGCCGTTTCTCTATCGGCTTTCGCCGCTGCTTTAGCAGCTTCACTTGAAACATCAAATTGTTCAAACATTTTATTCATGTTTTGAATGAATTTATTTAAATCTTCTGTTTTTTGTTTTTCATCTCCTGGAGATGTTAAGATAACAGTTTCAGCGAGATTCTTCAATTCTTCTTTGGTTGTAGCTTGATTAATTTCTTGATTAAATTTCTTCCTATTTTCTGGAGTTATTAATTTATTTGCTTGGATCAATTCTTCACGCAATTGAGTAATAATTTTTTCTTTTTCCAAACCCTGCTCTAAAGCAACGGTATTCTCCTTAATTGCAGCGATTTGTTGGTCAATTTGTCGAACTTGTGAATCTGACTTTCCAAGCTTCGAAGACTCCAATGCTCTTATTTGCGCTGCATCAGCATTAATAGATCGAGTAGTTGCAATTTCACTACGGAAAGACTGAGCCTCTAGCGCTCTTTTTGAAGCTTGGCTAATCAAATCAAGTTGACGAGCTTGTTCTTTATATTCGCCTGTTTGTTGTTGAGTTAATGTTAAATTGTCTTTTTTAATTTTATTCTCATCAAACAATTTATCCAATGTTATCTTTAGTGCATTTTTTTGTTGTTCATTTAATCCTGAATTTTGCTCCAACAATTGACTTGTCTCTTGAAGAAGCGAATTTATTACTTCTCTTTTTTGGAGATCTTCTGCGCTTAAACCATTAAGTTTTTCCTGTAATTTTTGAGCGTCTTCAGATGCTGCTGTAATTTTTTTAGCTTGTGATATTTGCTCTTGTATTAAGTTCGCGGCTCCATCTTGAAGCTCGCGATCAATTTCACGTAGTGCGATTTGATCTTGTATATTACGCAAAGATGTTTCACTCAAGTTTCCAAGTTCTTGCCCTTTTAATAATTGTTGTCCCAATATGTCATTTTCAAAACTGCGGGCTTTAGCAATAGAAAGAGCTATAGCATTTTTTAATTTGTCTTGAACTATACTTGTTTTGGTTTGTTCAATAGCTTCTTTTTCCTCAGTTGCTTTTTGCTCGTCAGCTGATGATAATTGTTTTTTTATATTTTCTATATTAGCTTGTTTTATTTTAGGATCAGAAATTGATTTACTAAAAAATTCATTCAAAGTTTCATCTACTCCAAAACTAGAAGCAATATCTTCTTGAGATAATTTAGATTTCAAAAAATCAATAGCTTGCGATGGAGATGTTTCTGAAGATATTTTACTTATACGATCAGTAATAAATTTTAATAGCTCTTCTCCTTCTGATTCTGTAACTTCTAAACCAGATAAAGCAAACTCTTGAAACTTGTTGTATATTTCATCATAATTCACTCCAACTCCTAGACCTTGAGCAATTCCCGATTTTATATCTTCATTTAGCTGCATAGAAAGCCCACCTATACTTGCGGTAGCCAATGTTCTTCCTTCCTTGTCTCTTATTTTTCTAGCCCCCGAAATTAAATCATCTGCTCTTTTTTCTACAGCTCTTTTTTGAACTGGATTTAATGTATTAAGATTAACTGCTGCTTTTCCAGCTGCTTCTGCTAATTTTAAATTTGCTTCTGCGGCCTTTTGCAAGCCAATATTATTAGAATCTTGATATTTTGCAAATTCATTTAAAGCGGTATAAGCTCCAACGGCAACAGCTCCATAGATACCTAATTTACTAGCAAATTTGCCAAATCCTTTTTCTGCTCCACCAAGAGCTTGTGATAAGCCCTGCCCAGCAAAAACGACCGTAGATGCTGAGCTTGCTACCTCTCCAAAACTATTAGCAAATTTTGCAAATCCATTAGTTGCCCCTTCGGTCGCTCCAGTCAAAGCTGTCATAGCTCCTTGAACCGCAAAAATAACCCCAAGCATATCCCTGCCTCCTCCAGAATTTTGAGATGCTTTTTTATTTTCAGCCCTATCTTGCTTTAATTGTTGAGCTTTTTGGTTTCTGGCAGATATTTCTTTTTCATAAGCATCAATTAATCCTGCGCCTTGAATTTGTAATCGCTTTTGTTGCGATGCATTTAGTGTCAAGCCATTTGCAAAATTTTGCATTGCGCTCATTGCTTGAGTATAGCTCATATTATTTTTACGCATTTCAAGAGCTATTCTCTTTAATTCGTCATTAAATTTTGAAACTTCAGAACTACCTCTGATCGAAGAAGATGGAACTGTAACTTGTCCTATTTGCGGTGCGTAATTCGGTACAAATCCACCAGCAGCACCATACATCATTGGATTTGCTCCTTCTCTTCTGGCTCGGCTAATACCTTGAAATCCACCAGCTGGTTCATCACGACGATTAGCAACCATCAAACCCATAGGGTTTGCCGCATTCTTCAGCGCAGGACTCTTATCAATATAAATTTGTGAAGCAGGGACACCAGCAGCCATTTCGCGACCTACTGCTGCTTGGAGTGGATTGGCGAAGTTGGGAAGGAAGCCGCCAGCAGCATTATCTCTTTTATATTTTTCAATCTGTGCCAATAGCTGTTGATAATATTTTGGATATGCAGCTTGCATTTCTGGATCTGCTATCAGAGCTTTTTCAAAAGCTTGTCTGTGTTTGTTTTTTGCTGGTCTCTTCAACTCCGCTGTAAAAAACTTAGCGTCAGACGGTTTCATTTTAGTTAAACCAGAAGCCTCTACTGAATCTACCACACCATCTCCCAAATATTGATCAATCAACAGCTTGATAGCAGCTTGTCCCAATCCTTTGGCAATTTGCAACGCTGTAAATTTACCCCCACGATTAGATGGTCCTCCAGCAAAATTAGGAATAAAACCACCAGCAGCTGTTGCTGTTTGTTGAGATTCTTTTTGTAAAATTGATCCAATTATTGATCTTGCTGGATCAGAAACCTTAGTTAATCCAGCATCAATTATTCCTATTCTAGCACCTTTAGAAGCCATTTGCTTCAATACAGAGAGCGCTCCAGTAGCATCCTGTGGATAATTTTTTAATTCTCTTATTTCTTTTGCGGCACTTTCATTAACAGTGTAATTAGAGCCATGCAAATCTCCAATTGACAAGCCTTGAGTTTTTAATGCGTTAAACAGGACAGTCGATCCAAACATTCTTGCGACATCTCCGCCCACTGCATTTCGTGCTAATTGGTCAGAAACAACCTCCTTGCGAATAGCTTTTTTGCGGATAGAATCTTGAAATTTCGAAAGATTTTTTGGTCCAAAGACAGCTGGTATTTTTACATACTTGCTTAAATATTCCGCGACCAACCACTCAGCCTGAGCCGCTTGACTAAAGCCATCTTTGACAAATTTCTTAACTCCAACTTCGACACCATCCTTGTTACCCAATCTATAAAAAGTTCCTTGAAGACCGCTCCCAATTTCTCTTGATTTAGAAACAAAATTAGGGATGAAGCCACCAGCAGCATTCGCGGCTTTTTGTGCTTTAGAAAGATCAAATGCTCCTTGGCTCCGCAAAGATTTAACTGCGCTTGAACCATATTCAGAATCATTAAAAATCTTTTTAATAATACCCTGAACTTGTTTTGACGAACTAAAGTTTTTCTCACCGCCTCTTTTTGCCTCACCTCTTTTAGCATTTACGCCAAATACTTTTCGCAATGCTTCTGGATTTTGGAAATCAAATGGCCTGTTCTGTTCGCCAGAACCGAACAAAGATTCTAAATTTGCAAAACTATTAAGAGCCACCTTTCCAGCAGCTTCAAACAGGTCGCCTTGCGCAGCTGGTGGCAGTAGCTGTTGCTTTCTGGAAGCATCCAAGGATTGCAATTTGCTAGAAAATTCTCCACCGCTTGCTGGATCAAAAGTTTCTCCATAAAGTCTATACGCAAGTTTTACAATACCATCCGAAAATAATTCATTAACATCTGCTCGTAAAGACTTCAAATCTCTACCGCTTGGTGTATTGGATGTTTTAATACCAGCCAGTTTGATGTATTTGTTTTTATCAATAGGCGGCGACTTATCTTGATTAAAGAATGGTATCTCGCCAATTTGCATTGACGTATCTAATGAACCTTGACCTTTGCCAAATCTTGGCGATACCAGAAGGATTCCTCCAAGAGCATCAGCGTTAAGATTGAAGAATCCTTTTTCTTCTATCTTTTTTTCTTTAATTTGTTGATTAGCGACAGCTTTCGATTGTGTTCTGGATAGAACATTTTTGATTTGAGATCCATAGCCGCCAGTTCCATCTGGAAATTGATAAAAGTCTTTTACTGGGTCTTTATATTTTTGAATTTCGTCAGCATATTTTCTCACTGTTTCGGCATTAAACTTTGGCGCGAAGTTTGGAATAAAACCTCCAGCAGCATTTACCAATCTTTCTGAAAAATTCAAACTTGTATTTAACTTGGTGTCAGATGGAATTATTAATCCAACCTTTCCAGTTATACGATCAGTCTTCTTATTTACTATAGAAGCTTTTGACAAAAAAGAGTTTGCATATTTTCTAACAATTTCATGAAGATTTTGAGACTTTTTAGTTTTAACCTCATTATCTCCGCTTAAATCAAAAAATGCATTTCTATCATTAATTTTTTGACCAGTTAGTTTTGATGCATCTATTTCTCCAAGAACTCCTTTAACTTTACCTTGCAGACTTAACCATGTTTTTTGATTAGCTTTTGTGTCATTTGGATCTAAAGTCGCATTTTTAATTTGATTTTCAATTCCTTGAACAGCGGAAGGATCTGCTCCACTACTCAACCATTGTTTTTTGTAAAAATCTAAAGCAGCAACATCAATTTCTTTGCCAGTACTTATTCCAAATTTTTTAAAAATATAAGGGACTTTTATCTCATTTTTTGAAAAATCTGTTTTGCCAAGTATGCTATTAGCTCTTTTATTGTATGATGAAATATTGTCATCTTGCCTAATGACATTAATAATGCTTTTGAATTGATCATACGGGTCTGCGTTAATCGCATTCTTTAGTTTTGCATAAGGCTTTTTAGAAAAAGATTCTGCTGTAGTGAAACCTGTTTCAATAATTTCTTTTTTATTTTTATTCGCAAAATTTGGAACCAATCCTCCAGCCGCATTGATTTTCTTTGCTCCCGATGGCAATCCCATCGACTGCACCATGCGTCTATTAAACACAGCAGACCCACCACTTCCATTAAAATTCGGTACAATATACTCACCAGTATGAGCGACCATCGTTCCCTTTTTACCACCACCGAAATTAAAGTTTGGCATCACGACTGGCTTATCACCTGCGCGAGCGCCACCTACTCCTTGTCTGATTGCTTTGCTTTCTTTGGCAACTGCTGGCATATAGCCGTCAGCACTATTACCAACGCGCAAACCAGAACCAGTTGCTCTAGCTCCGACATTATAAAGTGGTGCTGCTAATCCAGAGGAAATATTCGCACTTCTACGAAGAAGAGCTTCTTGTTCAACTAATGCGCCAGTAATCACTCTCAGCTGTGCAGCTCTATTACCCTCCAGCGCAAACAACTGCTGTTGAAGGTTTACGTTCTTTGCTAAAATTTGAGAGATTGCTCCCTCGACATTCTGAACTTCTTTAGCTGCCTTACCAATTCCAAAGAAAGCTTTCAAGCTAGCAAATCCAAACTGCACCAAATCTTTTGAAAGTTTAAGGATAATAGCTCCGAATAAAGCCAATCCAGGTCCAGCTAAAAAGCTTCCAAGACCCTTGACAAGTCCACGAACCAAATTGCCCAATCCACTTTCTTCGCCTAAAACTTTTTGAATTCCTTCGAGCAAGTTATTGAAAAATCCCAAGACATTCTTTAAGCTGTCTGTTACGCCAATTTCACCAAGTTTCGCGCCAAGCTGTTCAGCATTTACGGCAACTTTGTTCAATAAAGCGGCGAGCGTTTGATTTAAGATGATATTTTTTTGGTATGCAGAGTTACCAGCTTCACCTGCGACTTTTAACGCTCCAGCCGTCACAGACGCTTCAGACGATAAATCTTTCAATGCCGACAAAAGTTTATCCAACTGGAAAACGCCGCCAAGTTTTTCGGCAATGTCAGCTTGCTCAATTTGAGAAAAGTTATTTAATTGTCCAGCAAGATTTTCTAAAATTCGTAGCGCTGGCAATACATTTCCTTGAAGGTCGGTAACTGCAACGCCCATGTTCTGCAAATCAGAAAGAACGTCTTTTCTTTGGATTCTCGCGAAAATTGTTTTAAAGCTGTTGCCGATAACAGCGCCACCTCTAGCAGTTGTCTGCTGAACTGCCGTAATAACTGCCGCCAATTCATCAAATGAAACTCCTGCTTGTTGAGCAACAGAAGCAGAACGCTTAACGCCTTCGATAATATCTCTTTCCGATACTGCGTATTTTTGAGAAACAGCAACAACTTTATTAAGAATCTCTGCTGTTGTGATTCCAGACTTCTGGAACGAGTTGAATGCAGCAGTCAAACCCTCAACAGACTGCGCAGCATCCAAACCAGAAAGCCGCGAAAGAATCAGAGCGTCATTCAATCGAGCGAGTGTATCTTCTGCACTCAAACCTTGACGAGCTAATTCCAATGCACCACTAGCAACTTCATCAAACGATTTGCCAGTATTTTTTGCTACATTGAAAATTTGCTGTCCAAACTTATCAAGTTCAGCACCGCTTTTATTTAAAACAGAATTGATTTCTGTAAGACTTTTTTCTACTTTGATCGTGCTGGTAAGAAGTCCAGACATAGCTTTGGAAACACCAGCGATAATACCAGCAGAAGCTCCGAACGCCAAAACACGGGCATTTGCTGCTGCCATGGATTTAGTGAACTCATCTGCTTGACCAGTAATTCTACCCAATGGTTGGCTCAACGCATTAATTTGCCTTGAATTCGTCCCCAAATTGATTTGCGCGGAGCTGCCAACACGCTTCATTGCAGCGGCAATACTTTGCTCCAATCCGACTTGAGTAACTTGTATTTGAATAGACTGTGACATGGCTCCTTTTTCCTACAAAGGATTACACTAAAAGTCTATGATCTAGCCCATTAATTCTATCAATTGATCCATATTCATTACGCCGCCGCTTTTGGCAATTTCATCAGAAAGGCTAACTTTTCTGGCGCTTGGGTCGATAGCTTCCAAGTCTTCTTTAGTAGCGCCAAAAACTGCCGAAGCGCCCTTTTCAGTATTGACATAGCTTTTGGTATCTTTGTTCTTCTTTCTATCAACGAAGTCCAAAATTGCCTGTGGATCTTGTTTCATTGTTTCGGGAATGTCTTCGTTATATTGGAAGATGTTGAAGAATATTCGGGCATAGATCGCTAGCTTTAATTGATAAACAGAAAGTTCAATAATCGGTTTTCCGTAGAATGCCGACACATCTTCTGTTTGCGACATATACATGTTAAAGAAGTCCCGCAATACTACATGTTGTATGTTGTTTTCATTTAGCCTACGACTAATGTAATCGTTCTCTCTCACAAAAAACTCAACCTCTTCTTCTGATAAATTAGCGAATTGCTCATCTGTGAAAAAATGACGCGAACACTCTTGATCATCATAGATCAAATAGCGAATAAATTCCTCATTGGATCGCTGAGAACCGTAGCGTTCAGATGTCTTTCCTACAAGTTCTGCTTTTTTAGTAAACAAGAAATGAAGCTCTTTTTGCTTAGTGTCTATGGTTTCTTGTATATGTTTTTTCTGAGACGGCAAAAATGAGTTTCTTTTCGCTCCACGCAATCCCTCAAGCTCTTGTTCAAGGTCAATAATTTTACGATCATCGTCATCACTCCACAAACCATCTTCACGCAAAGAATCGAGCATCTCCTTCTCTGAAGGGATGCCCTTTGATTCTGCAATTGATTTGTATTTGTTGTAAAATCTGTGGATGTAACGCTGATCTCGAATAGAGAAATGTTTAATGTATACAGTCTTGCCTTTAAAAGTTATGTCTGTATAGCCATCAAATATTTCTCCAACGATTCCAATGTATTCCTCTTCAGTCACAATTAGAGTTCATTGTTTTCAACCCGCTTCATAAGATCGTCGAAAGATTCTTTATCAGAAGCCTGATTGAAGAACCAGAACGCCAAAATGGTTGCGGCTTTTTTAGTAATCAAGAAATAGAGCGAGTCATCGGATTCTTCTTTCTTATAATACTCAGTGAGTCTATCTTCGAAATCTCCTGCCCCGAAATAAGGTGACGGATTCTCGTCATCAACTCCTTGAACATAAGTCAGCATAATGACATACCAAAGAATAAGTCGATTCTGAGCTTTAACGTCAGCAGTATGATCAAACAAAGCTTGATAGTTGGATTCTGTTTCGACGATTTTGCGACGAACAACTTGAAGTTCTTGAACAATTTCTTCTACTCTTTTGCTTTGTTTTTCCGTTTTGTTTTGAATGATTTCAAGACGAGAATACTCAGACTGCAATTCAAAAATCTTTTTATAATTATCTACCAGCTCTTGAGCATCATCTTCGCTCATAAGACCACCAGTATCACTATACTTTTTCGCCAACATCGCTTTTGTGAGAATGCCTTTTTTAATGCACTTGCTCATTTCAACGCTGAACTCAAGCTCCGCATCTTCTAGCTCACGACGAGACGGCTTTTTCAGCTTAACTGTAAGAGGTTCTTTTTCCTTAACTTTTTTAGTTACGGTAATCTGTTCTCCAGTTTTCTTGTCTGTTTTAGTAGAGCTAACTTCCTTTTCGACTTCTCTATCAACAGAGAAACTATACAATTCTTTAAAACCTTTTTCCATAGTTGTTATTTAAATATAAAGGAAACGCAATAATTTTCCATTTCGTCGGCAAAATTTCTGAGAGATTCGTTGCCTCCGTCAAGTATTCTTTTACGAATCCAATTCAGCTTATCAGCTGTGAAATGGTTTGCAGCGCTAATAACAGAATGATATTCTTCTGGAATTAGTTCATAAAGTTTGTTATAATGAAAGTCGTGATCAGCTTTCATGTCCTCCAAAATTTTCAAGTAATTCTTGAATAAAGCGGTGACTTCTTTCTTATGCTGCCTCAATAGGTGATGGTTAGCGTCCATTTTATCTATTTAATAATAGAAAAAAAAGTGTAAATTTCAATATGCCAAGTCTAATTAATCAAAAACTCATGGATCAAGTCAGCTTGAGGCTCGCTGATTTGCATGATACCTTTTCTCGCGAGATTACTGTTTATAAAAATGCAAAAAGAGTAGCAATTGCAAGCTCTCCTACATTTAACTCGATTTATGGCAACTCTGGAGCCACAAACACTTCAGAATATCAAACAGTATCTGCGACATTCATGGCGCGAGTTTATTACCTAAAAATGGACGAAGAGTTTTTGTCCAATAATTCTGCTGACACAGATCCTCAAAACAAAATCATCATGCCAAATGGATCTGTCAAAATTGTTGTCGATCCCAGAGGCTATTTGTTTATTAAAGAAGCTCGCAAGGTTGAATTTGACGGCATTACATTTTCTATCCGCAGTGATGGCAATCCCATTGGATTGTTTAGTAATCAGTATTATGAATTTCTTTTGACACCTATTGACGAATAATGAAAGTTGGCAAGCCCATAATCCCTCAATCTGTTCTTAAAAAAGCTCGCAAAGATTCTGCGAAAGTTTTGAGAGCGCAAGTTGATGAAGCAATTCAGAGAGAGTTTAACGTCATCAAAGAACAAATGATTCGTGAATTTTTAAACTTGCCTATTACACAAGAAATCATGGGAGGCTCTGATTCGACAAACATTTCTGGTACGCTTGGTGGTTATGGAAATCTTTTCAGCTTTATTGGATTTGAAAAATCTGATAAACCCATTGATCCTATTTTAGATCTGTTGGAATCTTCATCAATCACTGTTCGCGAAGGTGCTGATCATCTCGCAACAATTACTATTCCATCTGCTGCATCTATTTTCAGTGTAACACCAATGCCGTGGGCATCGGGACGAAGCTGGGCTAAAGGCATTGAAAGTGGAATCTCTGGACTTGGATTTTACATCAATAAATCTGGCGTTGGAAGATCTACAGCTGGTATTCAAACTAGTAAAAAAATTAAAGGTGGCACTTTCAAACGAACCCAATACATATCGACCTTTATACAAAAATACATCAAACAATTTTCTTCCATTCAATCTTCACAACTAAATCTTAAATAATTAATGATCGAACAATTCCAACACAAAGCAACGAACTCTTTCATGCTGTGGTTTGACAACTACCTGCTAAAAAAGGGACAAGCCTATTCTAATAAGAGTGGCTCATTCTATTACTATGCCGATGATCGCCTAGATGATCGCTTCAAGGCTTTTGGCAGTCCATATAAACAATGGGTGAATGATTCATCTATCGCTGGAGCCACGATTCCATCTGGAGTTCATGTTGGCGGAACTTTTCAGCCGCGAAGTTCTTCGCTTCTTTTAGATTTTACCAATGGTCGTGCATTGATTAGTGGTGTAGCGTCTACAGCATCTGTTTCAGGTTCTTTCGCGGTGAAGGATTTCAACATCTACTTTACCAATGATGGAGAAGAGGATTTGATTGTAGATAAAAAATATACGCCCAATTCTCGCATTTTTTCGGCGGCTGCATCTTATATCGAACCATACGATAATGTCGTTCCCGCGATTTTCTTATCTAGTCAATCAATCAACAATTCACCATTCTCTTTTGGCGGCGAAGACACGACAAAAATTCAAATGAAAGCGGTTATCATGGCAGAAAACTCTTATCAACTTGATGGCGCACTTTCCATTTTTGCAGATAGCTTTAATGAGACTTTCCCATCAATTCCATTTTCTGGCAATCCTACAACTGAGTATGGAGATATTAAGAATGGTTTTTATTCTTATAATTCATTAAAAAATCAATACGCTGGAGAACCACTTTTCTTCGTTGAGGATGTAGTAACATCAAAGCTTAGTGACAAAGCGAGAAAGTCTTTGGCGAATGATTTATTCATTGGATTTATTGATTTTGAAATTCACCAGCAAAGGTTTCCTCGTCTTTAATTTTTTTTTCTCTTTTTTTTATTATTGATGTAAACAAAGTAAAGATAAACACTTATGGCAAGAAATCGAATCATTTATCAATCGGAAGGTGTATACATCAGCAAAGAAGCTACCTCTACAGGTAGTGGTGATCACGCCCAGCTTTCTCGCGTTCAGTCCGCGAACTACAATTTCAACATCGCTCGTCAGGACGTTAACCAATATGGTGAGTTGGCTCGTATCGACTCTATCGTGCTGGAATCTCCTACCGTGTCTTTCGACATGAGCTACTACATTACTGATGGCGCGAATGAAGCTGCCCTTGGTTTCTATGTGGCGACTGGCGCTCAAGCATTTTCGCAGTTCCCCTCGGGTCACGTTCAAGACGGTAGCGGAAGAAATCTTTATGTTGTAACTAGTAATGAAGGTACAGACCTTAACAACTTCAGTGGAGCATCCAGCTTGAGTGGTAAAGGTTGCATTGGCGTAGGTAACGCTTATCTTACTGATTACTCGATTGAATTGGCAGTCGGTAGTATTCCTACCGCTACAGTGAGTTTTGAAGGCTCTAACATGAACGCTTTCACATTCAGCGGAACTAACTCTGGAACAATCGCTGCTATTAATCAAGAATCTGGTACCGCACTTAATTCGGTAATCCGCCTTAAAGAGCCAGACAGCTTTACTGGTGCTGGCGTTGTTACAGCTCTTCGCCCAGGTGATGTTACAATCAACTTTGGTACTTGGAGTGGTAGCGGCTTGATTTCTAAACTTGGTGGTAATGATGGCGCTCACCTTCAAAGTGCTAGCTTGTCGCTTCCTCTTGGTAGAACTCCTATTGAGCGTCTTGGTTCGAAATTTGCTTATGCTCGTACGGTTGACTTCCCAGTGACTGCTACTTTGACACTCAATGGCGTTCAAAACGAAGTTGCTGGTGGCAATCTTGTCGATTTGGTCAACGCCAATCCAAAACAAGACATCATCATTTCTGTTAAAAAGCCAGGAACTGATACTCTTGCTGTTCAATACGTTATCAAACGTGCGCAGCTTGATTCTGCTAGTATCTCTAGCTCGATTGGCTCGAACAAAACTGCCGACTTTACGTTCTCAACTCAAATCGGTGGTGCTAATGATACGGACAATGGTATTCAGATGAGCGGCAGCTTCGCAACTGCCCCTTTTTAATTAGCCCTTCTGAACCTCCAGAGCCACCAACTCCAACTTATATTAATCCATTTGACATTGTTGGTGCGTTTGCATAAAAATTAAAAAAAGGGGGTTCTGGAAACAGAACCCTCTTTTCATTCAGAAGGGCTTAAAGCCAAAACACTTACTAGAAAAACAAAAAAAATGCCAATCACAATAAGCTATAACGAATTTACAACACAAACAGGCGATATGCCTTCTGGTGCATCTCAACCATATCAGTATAGTGGTATTAAATCTGCTATTTCTGATTTAGATGCAGATGATAGAACAATTATTTTCACGAATCTTCCAAGTGGATTAGAAGTAGTTCAAACATTAAGTACCGAACCATTCGATAGTGTTTTTATAGATATTGCTCAATATGATGATTATATTTTAATGAAGCAGCTCAATGATCAATGGCAATCAAGCGGTGTATATTCTGGATTTGCTGTCGCTTATACTTCTGGAGGCTTTTGGGCGGCTGGAGAGATTAATGGCAATTCTCCAGGTACAATATTAACTGGAGCAGGTAATGAAAATTCTTCTATTTTAGATATTTCTTTTAATGGAATTGACTATATGAATACTACTTTTACTAGAACGGAGCCAGAAGAATTTACGTCCATCTCTCTAGAAAGAGGCAAAAAATATACGCTTGATGGTGATGGTTCTTTATTTTATCTACATTCGAATTCACAAGTTAACTTTTATCAAAATGAAAACTATAGCTGGTACCCAGTGCTAGTTGAGACTTCCGTTATTAACTCTGGTATTGTCATCACTGGACTTTCTTTTAATTCAGTTGCATCTTCTGTAAATCTTCCTCAGAGTGGAATTTTTGAAGTTTACTGGAGTGGCGATCAACTAAACTATGCAGAAAGAAGCACCCTAATCGCTCCAGCGCCATTTCAAAGTTCGAGTTTAGCAGAAGGATATGGATGGAACGCTACATACGCAAATGAGAATTTTAGTTCATACAATATCCTATCCAATAATTCTGGAAATACTGGGACGGCTGCTATTCAATTAAATGCAGCAGCTACCAATGGAGAGCAATTTACAGATCTAATTATTCCGCTGAGAAAATTGTACGTCACATTTACTGACAATCCATAATTCATTAAAAAGGCGCTGTTTTCACAGCGCCTTTTCTCTTTCTACGTCTTTACGCTTTTACAGAAACGTGTTATAATCAGCAATGGTTAATACACCATCTACTTCTAATCCGCCCAACTGCAAAGGCTCTGACTGATACATGTTGTACTGATGAGCGAGCTTATCAATCTTAGTTTCGCAGTCATCTGCCAAAGACTTGTATACTTTTGACACTTCGTTCTTATTGGTAAATGTAACGGAACTATTGCCGTCTCTAAGAGACAAAATATCAGATCCATTAGTGTTTCCTACTAATCCCTTCAAAGCATTGCGCGATTGTTTGCGATAATAGTTAGCCATATACATCTCTTTATAGATCGCTTGAGACTCTTGATCTAGTGCAGCACTTACACCGCTATAAGACGTATTAATGCGCGTGTTTAATAGCCCCAAATTAGCGCCAAGCCATGCTTCAATATATGAACGTGGCACGATGCCAGTATCACTGTCAAATTCTGTCTGAAATATTTTGGTTGCTAAACCACTTAATGTACTCATGTATTCTTTTACACTTAGTTATTGAGCAGCTTCAATAATTCTTTATGCTTAGGATTGTTGTGGTCGATAACAAACGACTGTACAGCTGTAGGCATAATATTGCGGCGACTATTGCGCGTGTAAGCAGTAAACTCTCTAATAAGACTCTGCTTTAATACGGGCTTTTCGTGGTATGGATTAGTGCCAATTTTGAGCGCAAGTTTTTGCATATCTGACAGAGACATTTCAGCCAGATTCTGTTCAAAGATTTCTAGCTCATTCGTTCCGAAAGGACTGATTTCACTCACCCCCAACATAACTTCCAATTGACGCATTTTATCAGTGAACTCTGGAGTACCAATAAGTCCAGATGCTTTCATTTCTTCAATCTCTTGAATGAGTGTTTTTTTAGGAGTGCTGGCAATTGATTCAGATGCGTTTTCTTGAATCATTCCATTAGCTTCTTCCATGATTTTTTTCTTTCTAGCCATACTTTATGGTAACATTTAAATATTAATTTTAAGCAAAAAAATACCCACCCTGGTGCGCATCGTTGAGAGGCGTGGTGGGTTTTTTGAAAAGCTGGGAGGCGAACCTCCCAGCCTGAATCTATTAGGCGAGACCAGAGACGATCTTGCCAACCAGAGCGCGGGTATCAAGCACCATGCGACCTTCTTCCATCGAGCCGAAGTAGCCGATTTTCTTCTGACGGACGCTGTATTGATCGTCAGCAGTCAGAGAGAACTCCGAACCATTTTCCGAATCAACTGCGACAGCGCGAATCAGGGACTCACGACCACGGTCAATACCGATGATGATTTCTTCAGCAGCGCCATCAAATGCAGCAGAGTTACCACCAGCAGCGTTGGTGAAGGCAGTCGAACCAGCAACGGTGTCGAAGATGGTATTGAAGCGTTGACCACGACCCAACTCATTGATTTCCATGATAGCCACACCATAAAACTCAGGAATACCTGCGGAGTTATAGATAGCAGTTCTCATGTCTTCAGGAGCGGCAATACCATCAGTGCCAGTGCCACCAGCAGGGGAAGCTTTGGTGTTGATTGGATTGTATGCCATACCGCGAAGCTCTTGCACAACTTCTGGGGATACGATGATGTCGGTCAGACCACGACCTTGACGAGCATCGGGAGTACCACCAAGCCAAGAGGTGTTGATACGCTTAGCGAGCGTGAACAGTTCGTTCAGGTCTGCCAAGAGGAAACGACCATTGGTGTTGGCACGTTGAACGTGCTTCTTGCCGTTGGTTTGAGCGTTGGCGAGAGCGCCAAGCAACAGGTTAGCCGAAGTCTTCTCTTGCTTCAGAAGAATTTCTTGAGCGAGGCGAGTGAAGGTTTTGCTGATCACATCCAAGCGGCTCTTAGCAGCATAGCGCTTATCAAAGCTCAGTGCGGAGTCAAGAGTGTAGGTGTGAATCTTCATTTCAGAAACAGTTGGAAGCACTTGGTTCTGAGGAAGACCACCAGCAGCGCTTTGGCTGTAAACTTCGATATAGTCTTCTGCATTGACATCGTAGTAGAGGTCAAGCGGAATGCTAGGATTGTCATCGGCATTGAATTGCAGAGTGGTGAACAAGTTGCTCAGCGTAGGAGCATTGTTGATCACTTCAGCCAACACAGGACCGATAAACTCAGCGAGTGCAACTTGGGCTTCAGTCGCGATAGCGCGATTTTTCGAAGCCATAGCTTTGACAAGCTCGATTTGTTCAGGAGTTCTTTTAAGGGTAATTTTCATGTGATTATTATTCTAAGTTAAATTATTGACCCAAGAAAACAATGGCATACGAGCCAGTCAAGGGATCGGAAAGGTTTGCGGTTGAAACGCTAGCTGTGCGTGAGCCAGTAGCCAAAACCGTGCCGACTTTCTGTGCGTCAGTATTAGCGCAGCCAGTGACTTTACCACTAACGCCGCTAGGAAGTTTGAAGCCAGAACCAACAGCTGGAACAGAGCCAGCGAAAGCAGAAGCAGCAAGCGTAAACACACCACGGCTAGCAACAGGAACTGCTTGACCAGGAAGCATACACATCAGCTCTTCAGCTTTTTGTGGGTAGTAGAGAAGTTTCTCACCGTTTTCGTCAGTCTTTGCAGTTTGACGAAGAGTCATGCCAACAAGAGAGTCGCCAGAGGTCGCTGGTTTCAGCGAGAGGGAGACGCGAGGATATTGGTTAACTCCAACATGTGGGTAATTGGTTTTGCCGAGATAGGAGTCATAAGCGCTGTCATACACGATAGTATCGAGATTGAGGTTGCCAGATTCCACGGTAACGAAAACGCCAGCATCGCCATTGCCGCTGTCGGTAACAGATTCATTAATGAATCCAGTACCCATAGCGAACATGTTGATGACATCAGTTTCGTTATATTGTCTGAATGGTAGGGTTCTAAGTGCCATATATTTGTTTGATTAGATTGTTGTTTGTTTGAGATTAGGAAATTACAATGTTTTCTCTGCTAAATGCATTAGCAAATTTTTCTTTGAAAGAAACGGGTTGTTGCGATTGAGCTTCGTTATTGTTTGGAAGAGTGGTTTCGGAAGCTTTAGCATTGTCAAGAGCTTCTTGAGCCAGTTCTTCTGCGGTTTTGGTTTCCGAAGCATTCGAAACGGAAATTTTCTTAGCAACTTCTTCGTCGATACGAGCTTGAATTTGTTTTTCGAAAGCTGCTTTAGCTTCTTTGTTTTTGTGTTTCCACATAACGGCAAGTTTGTCTTTATAAGCAGCAAAAGCTTCTTCAGTAGGAGCGAGTTCTTTCAGATCGGAAGCCAAAACTTGGCGATCTTCGTCGTCAAGCTCATAACCCTGATCAATTACTTCCATACGGGAATTGAAACGGGCAACAGCTTCTTCTTGTTTCTGGAAAGCTTCAAACTCTTGAATTTTTTCAACAGCGGCTTTAAGTTCGTCCTCAACTTTTTTGACGGTTTTTTTCATATCCTCTTTTTCCTTAGCCATATCTTCTTTTTCTTTTTCGGCTTTGGCGGCAGATTCACGATATTCTTCGTCTTTCTTTTTGATTGCTTCCGCAAAGGTCTGCGTCATGTTAGCAACAGCCTCTTCAGAGAATTTCTTCTCAACAAGGAGACCTTTCAGTTCAGCAAGAATTTGTTCAATATCCATATTAGTTTCTTTTTTGTTTTTTACATCATCATTTCGTAAATGGGAAATAAAAGCATTATTTTTTTTAGAAAAAATGTTATTTTTAATATCGAAATATGCTTTTACATCTCTTTTGTCTTTGAAAGTGATATTATTAGTTGTTGCATTTTCAGAATACAAACCTTTTACATCGGCTGCTGGCTTAGTAGTAAAGCCGATACCAAGTGGGAAGATTTCTCCTTTAAGCAGTCTATATACTTTAGTTCCATCTTTCATTGATCCATCGCCGCCATAGGCTCTAAGCATCGGTTTGATTTCATTAAAGTGTTTGGGATCAATGCGCTCAGCTTCTTTCATGTTTCTGCTTCCGACCAAAATGTCGTATTCACTGAAACCAATTTCCCAGCTAGCAGAAATAGCTTCGTGTAGAGTGTCGAGTTCATCAACCGATCTTTCAATCAATTTGACAAAGTCTTTGTTTACAGATTTATAAACAACAGCTCCCAAAGCAATATTAAAAGGATCTTTTATATCGCGAGCCTCTTCTGCTGAAATCATTTTGTTCGAATTATTATATTCGCTGAATCCAGCGTTGATAATATGTCCGACAATGTTTTCTTTGTTGTGTTCGATATTAGTAGGCTTATGTCGAAAGTTTTGAATCACTTGTGCCGCCAATGCCGAATCAATGCCATCGTCATTTTTATTGAATTGATTAACTACCGCCGCATTAAAAGCAACACCCAACAAGTCAATGTTCTGTGAAAAGTCAATATCTTGCGGCAACAAAGAACGTAAATTCTTGAGTGACGCTTTTGAAATAAACGACTCTTCTTCTTGCGTATAAGCAAGAATCGGTGAATCAAAAGAAGTTGTGTATAGATAATTTTTTTTCATATTAAACTAATCCGCTTGAGTGATACAGTAGTGCCGCAGAATAATCATCGTCGATTTCGAATTCCGCAGCCGCTTCTAATACTTCTGGCAAAGTAGACAAAGAGGCAATCGCCTCAAAGTCCTTTACACAAGAAGATGCGACTTCAGCCCAACTTTCTAAATTGCTTGAAACAATAACGGTTTCACACAACTTATTCACCATTTCCTGTTGATTATCAGATAGTGTTTCCAACGATAGCGATGCTTTCAATTCGCTTTCGATAGATGCATGAAGTTCTTCGATCTTACTAACAATGCCGCGAATATTTTTTACTGATACTTTAGCTTTTGCCAATGGAATACCAGTTGTTCCTTCTGGACGACCAGCAACTTTTGGAGTCGCATTAATTGGTCCTGAATCTGTAGTATCTTTGGGTTCTGGCGGTGAGATTGTTGGAATGCCACCGACGATTGGATTGTAGTAACCTTCTTTTCGCTGCGAAACAAATTCTGGCTGAGATGGCGCAATATCTTCTGATTTTGGAAACTCTCCAGTATGGAACATGTCAATACCTTGTTGTGGAGTGATGATGCCAAGCTCCATCAAACGAGTTGTTACGCGCATGAGCTGCGTTTTGTCTCTAATATCAATGTCTCTAAACTTGGCAGTAGGATATTTTTTCAAGCCAAGAGTTTTAGCGATTCTTTTAATTTCGGGCTGCAAGAAATCATTCAAGAACGCATTTCTAGCTTCTTTAAGTCTGTCCAAAAAGATTTCGGCTTTAACTTCTGTAGAGCTATACTTCTCTTCTCCGACAATAATGTTTTGCAGTCCTTGTTTAATGTCTTCATTGAGAACTTTATACTTTTCTGGACCAAGAACCTTGTTTAAATCTGGGATAACGAAATCAGCTTTCGTGGTATAGTCAGAAACAAGAACTCGACCAACACTTTCGTTCTTGAAGAGTTTTTGCATTGCTACCAAATTGTTTTGATTGATGCCGCCTTTGTCTGGCTCAGCGCCCATAGTAATCAATAGAATGACATTCTCAACAGTGCGAGTAATTGCCTGATCCATTTTCTTCAATTCGAGCTTGGCGTTAATGTCTTCCAACACTGGGTAGCCAAATGGAATTGCGAACGGCTCGTAGTCTTGTTTTTTGTAGAAAACGAAAATGATTTTGTTTGGATCGAGTTTGATTTTCAAACCATTCTGATAATAAGCTCCTTTTTGAATATCTTGTCTAACATTGTCTGGCAAACCATTAAGAGTTTCGCGGTCTTCTTCAGAAACTGGATTCTGCAAGCGAGCCAATTCGTATTCAGACAAGATTTTTTCATAAGCTCCCGTCTCGAAGCTCGATCCTCGTTTTGCTACGATGTCAAAAGGATTGAGAAGGATGTATCTAACAGGAACTTTACTAGAGGTGGGTTGTTCATCAGCGATTTGCTGAATCAACTTGGTGAAATCTCCTGTTTGGATTGTGCCATCTACGCGATAAAAGAAAATGTTTCCACTGCGATAGAATTCTCTAAAGAATTGATCTTTCAAGTGCCACAATTTGATTTTTTTAAACCATTGATTGAAGAAATCGCGGCTCTTTTGCGAGCCGCCTTCAAGATACAGCTCAGTATTGGAAAACTCTGACATAATGTCGATAGAGTTTCTGAATACAGCAACATTGGCATAAGCTTTTTGGCACAGTTCGATTGCCTCGCGCACATTGACACCGTCCATAGCATAGCTATAAGGCAAAAGCCCATTGCGGATGCTGCTAAAGCGATCATGAGTTCTTGAGGTAGCTGCTCTATTGCGACGACTGCCGCTACGAGAAGAGCTATCTACGCGAGAATACTCATCATTTGCGAACGAAGTGTTCAATGATGCCTCTGCGACATAAAAAGGCTCGCCGCATAGTTCTGGCTCATAGTCTTCATGAGCTTGTGACATGATTTTTATTGGCGATTTTTCGAATTTTTTCCAATAATCAGATTTCTTGTTGTAATGTCGCTTATCCATTACTCTATATTACACAAAAAAGTCCAAAAGTTAACTTTAAAAGTTAATCAACAAACATTGGGACAAATGTAGCTTGAACAGATGCCTCTGGTGTCGCCATCATGTCGAAGTAGATGTTCATTAACCAATTGCCAAGAACCAAAGCTGAATAAGAGTCTTTTCTTGCCTTGTCAGCGTTACGCTGTTTCTTGAGGTTATATGGTAAATCAAATGATTGGGAGCCATTTGCTGTAGTTGATACTTGTATAAGTGCGCATTGGACTTTCGTGGCATCAATTGTGTCTTTCAAATGCTCAATTAGGTCGATTTGTTTGGCGTATGAGTCGCCTTCATCATTGTATCGCGAGAATGTAATCTCATCAATAGGAATCGCCGCTGACTTTTGCCGCGAATAATCGTCATCCAAAGCTGTTCCTGCAAACCAAATCTTTTTATGATCGAAAGCAGATTGAAGCATCTCATTTGCTGATCGAATCCACGATGAACTTGGCTTTCTAAGTATGCATATCTTCTTTGATTCTACATTGTATTGATTTCGGGCAACGCGCAAATCTGTATTGTAGCTTTGGGGGTCATCAAAATCAACGTCCATACATTGTATTTGGATTCCAGCTTTCTTAAAGATTTCACTTTCGTTGCAGGAGTTGAGAAACTGAACGCCACCGTTATAGTCACCCACAATCATACGAATATTAAAGTGGGTATATAAATAATGGAAGTAAACAATATGCTTTTTCAAGTTGGCTCCTGCCAAAGCATACGAATGTACTATAGTTCCACTGCGTTTGTCAGCATTTAACTTGATAACGTGCATTGCGAAGTCGTCGGAGCCTTCGCTCTCTGACCACGATGGGTCAAATGACAGTATGTATTCGCTGCTTTTATCGCCTACTACCTCTACTGATTGACCTTCACCATCAGGAACGGTGCAAGCTGCCATTTTGCTAACCTTAAAGTAACCAGAGCTATCATCTGTGAAGATTGATCCAAACTCTCTTTCAAACTGCGCCTCACTCATTGTCGCTTTAGACTGATCTAAAAGGTTTTGATCGTAAAGTTGTTTCGGGGCGCAATCATAGCTCAAGTGCATAATCACTCGATGAGCATTATCTTGTTTAGATGGATTGAGAATAAGGTTTTCGTATTGTTGGTAAAGCTTGTATAGATACTCAAACTTATAAGAAGCAGAAGAAAGACCAATAATCTTGTTATGTGGCCATTTGTGACGTTCTTCTTCAGTCATCTTACCAGCAGCAATCATTTTTGTTTCAAGATCGTAGATCTTTTGACGCTCTGTAGGATTCTCCACAACTGCCAAGAAAGGAAGAATAACTTCATTAATAATTTTCTCTGGCATCAAAAGAAGCTCGTCAATAATCATTCGCTGGAAACGAAAGCCCCGAAGCTTTTCTCCATCGCCAAGAGGCAGAGCAATGATTTTACTACGCCCAATTTCCATAACCCACTGGTCATTGGACTTGCTGACTCTAGTAATACATTGTGATAAGAATGCCGCTTTTGGACTCTTCGCAATCTCTTCGATCTTGTTAAAGATCATTCGACTCTGACGGAAAGACTTGGATATGATGCCAATATAAACACCCTGGTTTAAGATAGCATCCATTGCCGCGAAAATACCCGTAGTGAAAGACTTGGACAGACCCCTCGAATTATGATGCACAATACCGTTGCCGATATAACACTCTTCATTTTCTACAGTAATATCCACTGATCTTACTTGGCAAGGCGTAATAGTTTTTACCACAGAAAACGAAACCCGCTCTTCTTTAATTGAATCAATAATATATTTAGTATCTTCTGACAAACCTTGGAGATTATCCAATTCATTTTGAGAGAAACCTATTCCCCATTGCCCCTTTTTCCCACAGAGCTTTTCACGTGAACCTTCTTTTTTTAGTAATTGTCCAAATCTTGGTATCAGTTTATTTTGGTAGTTTCTTGAGCTAGATCTATCAATGATTTTTTGAAGATTGGATTTTTTATGAGAAACAATAAAGTCTATTTCTGCTTGAAATTTCTTTAAGCTAGAAACGTCATTTGTTAATACTAGATCATAATAAGGCACATCATTGTGTTGCCCAGAAAGCCTCAAATTAGATTCCACTCCCAAGTTATTTAAAAGCATTTTTACTTGACGCAATAATTGAAGAGATGTGTTTTTTAATCCTACTTTACTATTGTTTGGTTGAAAAGATGCATATCCATCCGCATCAAATAATCCACCAATTAAAGCGCATAGATTTCCTTTTTCTGTGGCTAAGATTTGATCGCAGATTAGTTTATCTTTTGATTTTAGAGATTTATCCCAGCCTATTGATTCTAATGCTTTAACCAATTCTCGATTAAATACCGAATACTCGTAGAAATTTAAATTAGCGTTGCGTTGACGAGCATACATTTTAAAATCATTAGCTTGTGTAAATTTCAAGATCGCTTCTTGAATTTCATAATTTTCCGAGCAATAGTGAACTCCATCTTGATTGAGATAACCATCGCCCAAAACATATCCCAGCCAGTAGAATAAGTGCTGCTTGTTTTTGAAATTAAAATCTTTAAAAATATCCTGGTTTCCCCAGACATCTGTTCCCAATTTTACTGGAACAATGTCTCCTTCTTTAATATTTTGAATCTCTTCAAATTGAAACTGAAAATTTCTGAAAACAAGAGTTTTATGTCCAATTTTAGCCTTAAATGAATCGCCAGATTTCAGGGTTATTTCTAGTCCATCTTCCAGTGGGTTAATTCTTTTGTCTGTGACTAAATTGAGCTGCTCGCGAGAACGAACCATTTCACCAACTTGAATATCTTTAATTTTTTTGAACCCATTTTCAGTTAGTACATATTCATCTTCCGCAAGACACCATATCCCCAAAAAGTAATCTGTTTCCATCATAGCCTTAATTGCCATGTGCTGGAATGGAAACAATGAAATGCCTGAAATAAGCTCAGAAGTGAATGATGGATTCTCGCGCAAGAACTTATACAAAAGAACTTTCGCCTTTTCTTCTTCAAGGAATCCTTTTGTGTCTAGGATTTCTTGGTTTACATTTTCGAATTTCTTATGTAAGATTTGATGTCCTTTTTCCCACGCCATATTTATTTAATTTCAAAGTAGTTCATTTCCCCAGCGTCTAAAAAGTATTGAATATCGACGTTCCACATTTTAGGTCCAAGCATAAGGAGTTTTGGTATTAGTATTTGACTGCTGCTTCTGTTCTTTGCGAACACAAATTGGCAACAGTCACGGAAATCTCTTTGTAGTTCTTTCATGTTGTGAAAGATATAGTCTAGGTTGAATCGTTTCGGGGCGTACTTATTAATCTCGCGCATCTTATGTAGATCGCTCTCAATCACAATAAATAGGAAGCACTCCGCTTGCCTACAACGTTGAAGCTCTCTGACGAATCTTTTATACTCCGCTGACAAAGTACTACAAAAGTCAGCAAACGACTTCCTATCCACATACGTATACTGAAAGTTCTCTCCTGTGACAGCATAGTCGCCAACATCTAGCTTGAGTGGCGCAGAGTAACGGAACTTGAGTGGTTGCTGCTCTCTCGTATCAATCAAAATCTTTACATCTCTGTAATCGTTGTGGAATTCTTGTGGCAAGTTTGAACCGAACATCGGTTTAACGCCACATTCATCGCACACTTTTTTATAGCTGCCAAAGATACGCTTGTATACTCTAATTGGCGGCAAGTCTGATGTGAATAATTCTGTCGAGCAGGGACCATAATCTAGTTCCTTTTTTTCTATGCGCTTTTTAAGCAATAAAAGAATATATGCCCCAACTTCTT